AAAATCTATACGGGTTCCGTTGTCCGTGTTTCAGGGATCTCGGACAACGAACCACCAACTCTCGTTCTCGGCCCTGATAAATTTGAGTGGCAGCTCCTGGATCAGTTACTCTTTCCCGCCTCCAGGTAGCTCTCGGTAACTCTCGTTTCTCGTTTGGCTATTTGCTTTTCTTAAAGTTCACCATGCAGCGTCCTTCCCGCAGGTAGCTCCTGTTTCTGTTAAGGAAAAAATACTAATGCTCGTGGTTCTCGGTTCTCGGTTGGCTATTAGTTGTGTGTTAGACCATCAAAGTTCCTCAGGCAGCCGAAGGCGTTTCACCTGTTTCCTTTCGAAGCTCTCGGTTGGGTTTGCGTTTTCCGTGGACAACGGAACACTAAAGTACAGGGAGCCTGAGCGTAGCTCTGTTTCAAATATATTTTTTATTATCCATTGACTTTAATCCTGAGCTATCTTATCTAGATAGGAGCAGGGACACACGGTCTTGTAAATTGGCTAGCCAGTCCCTGCACAACAACAACGAACAACGGAGAAACAAATGAAAGATGAACTACAAAAGTGGATGGATAAACACGTGATGGTGATGACTCTGTCTGATAATAAGAAACAAGAAAAGAAAATAAAAAAAGCAATTGAGACTAAGGTGCGTGAATCGTTAACAGCGGAGAATAAAAATGCTAAAACAATTTAGGGTAATAATTCAATGGGGGCTGACAACGTTACCTGACAGCGAAGTTAAGACATATTACTTTGAAACCGAAAAGGAAATGGAATCGTTTCTCGATGGTGTTCATGAGGCTAATGGTTGGTTGGATTATGAGATCAAAGAAGAGGGACGCAATGTGGACAGATAAAAATACCATTGCCATCTTGTGGGGCGTAGAAGACGTTCAGACTCAGGCTACTATTCGCGGCCTTAAGCTTACAAAGAAAGAATGCCGGAAGGTTCTCGAAGCATGTTTGAATCAACATGATGCAACGTTAGGGCTGTCGTGGGACATTCTCGATCATCACATCATCGTACTGTTTGGTGACAGAATCGGGAAGGAGGCAGCGTGATGCACGGAGTAGCGCTGCTCCTGGTGTTGATGTTAATCCATCCGAAGACCTGGGTGCCGTTGTTCGGGATCCTCGTTCTCTTCTTGATATCACTGTTCTAATCTCTCGCTCGGCCTGGAGCCTGCAGCGTGGAAGCTGGTAATTAAACACTGAGCCGTCAGGCACGGAGAAGGTTGGTGTCAAGGTAAATCTCGTTTCTCGGTTTGAGATGAATTGTGTGATTCAACTTATAAGTTAAAACAGGGACGGGTGGCAGGTCATTGGAACTTCAACTTGGAAATCCTTGTGGCTTATAGAAAGACTTTTTTTGGTAAAAATTTCGTTTGACATTAAAAACGAATATATTTATTTTTACATCAAACTAACAAAAGGAGAAAGTATGGGCTTTGACTTATACGGAAACAACAAAGGAAATTCCACAGGCGAATATTTTAGAAACAATGTTTGGTGGTGGAGACGACTTGCTGACTATGTTTGTGAACATACCAAAGTGGTTGATGAGAAAGACTTTGAGAAATGGCAATACAATGACGGACATCAAGTTAGCAAAGAAGAGGCAGAACAAATTGCTAATCAACTTGAACACTTAATTAATTCAGGTCATGCTGAAAAGTATGCCGAACAAGTTAAGCAAGAACAAGAGATTGCAGAGGCAACTAATAAAAAGGTTGAAGAACTTTTTGAAAAGATAAAACATAAGGTTAAGGTTGCAACTGGTAAAGAACTCGTTCCAAATGAATATCCAAAAGAATATAAAGATGAGTGGGATAGAACCTATCAACTGCGAGACAGCAGAGAAAGCTATCCATTCAACATTGCAAATGTAAAAGAGTTTATTGAATTTTGTAGAAACTCAAACGGATTTAGAATAAGTTAAAAATTAATCTCTCGCTCTCGCTCGGAATTTCTGGGCGAGGGCTTACCTCTAAACTAGAACTCACCACAGGTCGCCGAGCAACTGTTTCGTTGTTCCTTGTTCGTTTAAATCAAACTTTTTTTACAACTTAAAAGCTAGAGTGTAATAAACACAGCAAAATTAAAATTAAAATATTTTTAGTTTAACCCTTGAAATTTGATTAAAGATAAACTATCTTATCAAGATAAGATAAAATAAATTATCTTATATAACAACTAACAACAAAAAAAGGAAAACAAATGACAGCACTAAAAAAAGTAAAGTCAAAAAGTTTAACCGACAAAGAAAATAAGTTAGGGTTAAATTTTGCTTTGATTAAATATCAAATCAAAGACTACACAAAGAAATTAGATTTGTTAAAAGAGCAAATCTCAATTTTATTTGAACAGAAAAAACAAAATGTAATTTTTATCTTTGATGAAAAACATCAAGGTTATATTCAGAAAATTACTAGAGTAATGAAAAGATTTGACACAACTAAATTCAAATCAGAAAACCCAGAGGTTTATGAAAAGTATTTGGTTGATTCTAATTATTTAGAGTTCAAACCTTTTATTGAGGAGTTAGAAAATGGCAAATAATCTAACTACAATCATACAAAGTAATTTAGCTAAGGTTAATAATAATACTCAATTAACTGAAAGTCAGAAAAAAACTTTCAGAGAATTAGATTATCAATTAATGTTTAAGACACTTGAGAGCATTGTTGAGGAAACAATGTTAGAGTATCAAGGAACAGAGAGTGTGGAGTTCTTGAGAAGAAAGTATATTGAGAAGTTCCAACATCTACTTGAGTTAATAAGTAAGTAATGACTGATAAGAATAATCTTTGGATATATCGGTCAGATATTAATAACCCTAGTCGAGTGGCTAGGGTTAAACTAAAGACAGTCATTAGGTATCTTAATCGCAAGGTTGCGAGACGATACACATACCACGCAAACAAGACTACAACTAAAGGTTGCTTTAGCAGGTAGCATCAATAGCCCAGCTTAATAGCTGGGCTATCGTTCCGAGTTTAGAGTTCCATTTTCCAAAAACCTATATAAATCAATATCGAACCCCCCCACCCCCCGTTTTACAGTTCTATGTATCTGGGCGTCTTAGTCTGTAAGCAAGTTGCACACACGCATAGGGGTGGTATATTCTACAATTCATATGGAAAACGAATTGTTGACGGGGGAGCAGCTTAGAGACAAAGTGGAGTCCCTTTGGTTGAAACACATAAAATTATGTCAGGATAATTTTTTATATTTTGTAAAAGAAATGTGGCCAGATATTATTTTTAAAAAAGAAAAAGATAAATCTAAGTGGGGCCACCATCAAGTTATTGCAAATGAATTTACTAAGATAGCTAAACAGAAAAAAGGGAGGCTCATTATCAATATGCCACCTAGACATACTAAATCTGAATTTGCTTCCGTTTATTATCCTGCATGGATTATAGGGAAGTTTCCTAAGATGAAATTAATGCAAGTTTCTCACAACGCAGAACTAGCAGCACGATTTGGTAGTAAGGTTCGTAATCTAGTTGACTCACCACAGTATAAACAAATCTTTGGTGATGTTCGTTTAAGAGAAGATTCTAAAGCAAAGGGACGTTGGGAAACGAATCATGGTGGTGAATACTATGCTGCCGGTGTCGGTGGTTCTATTACAGGTCGAGGTGCTGATTTATTAATTATAGATGATCCACATACAGAACAAGATATCTTAAGTGATACTGCTATGGAAAAAGCATATGAGTGGTATTCATCAGGACCCCGTCAGCGTTTACAACCAGGTGGTTCCATCTTGCTAGTAATGACTAGATGGGCTGAAGATGATTTAACTGGACGACTTATTAAAACACAAACAGAAGTTAAAGCAGATAAATGGAAATTAATTTCTTTTCCAGCAATACTTCCAAGTGGTGAACCAGTATGGCCAGAGTATTGGAACCTAGAAGAATTAGAAAAAGTTAAAGCATCTATTTCAATTAGAAACTGGAATGCTCAATACATGCAGGATCCTGTTGCAGAAGAAGGTGCAATTATAAAAAGAGATTGGTGGAGACCATGGAAAAAAAGTATACCTGCTTTGCAACATGTTATTCAAAGTTATGATACTGCATTTAGTAAAAAAGAAACTGCGGATTATTCTGCTATTACAACATGGGGAGTCTTTTACCCAGATGAAGTTACCCCTGCATTAATTCTATTAGATGCTGTAAAAGGAAGGTATGACTTTCCTGAACTTAAAGCAGTAGCTTTAGATCAATATAAATACTGGGAGCCAGAGTCCGTGGTTATTGAAGCAAAAGCCTCTGGATCTCCATTAATTCAAGAATTACGTAGAATGGGTATACCTGTGATAGATTTTAGCCCTAGCAAAGGAAATGACAAGTTTACTAGGGTAAATGCCTGTGCCCCTGTTTTTGAATCTGGTTCCATCTGGTATCCCCATGGTGAGAGTTTTGCAGATGAAGTAATTGAGGAATGTGCAGCGTTTCCACATGGTTCTTATGATGACTATGTTGATAGCATGACACAAGCTGTGTTAAGATACCGACAGGGTAATTTCGTTTCTACATATTCCGACTACGTAGAACCTGAAAGAATACCACGTGAATATAAATACTACGAGGGATAAACATATGTTATCAGCAAAACAAAAAAAGATTGCTTCAAAAGCAGGCGATCCAAATAAAATAGACGCAAAAGATTTCGCAGTTCTAAAAGCAGAAAAAGCTAAAGGAAGAGGAATGGGTTTACAAGATGAGCAATTACCACCAGGAAAAATGGTAGCTGCCAAAAAAGGTAAGATGATTAAAAAAGCCAAAGACATGTCCAAGTTGCATGAGAACAGAGAAACTACTATGCAAGAAGGAAAAGAAACTATGATGGAATCAAAAGGTTATAAAGAATCTTCATCAGGTAAAATGGTTAAAAAAATGGGCGGTGGTATGGTAGATCCAACTATGGCTAACTATCAAAAAGGTGGTTCAGTTATGGCAAGAGGATCTAAACTTGCTAAAGTAAGACCAACTAAATTATACTAATGGCTGAACCAAAAAAAGAAAAGAAATCAAAAAAACCAGTACGTGCACCTGCATTACAGGAACTTGCACCAAGATCACCAGGAGCATTAGCGGGATCTGCAGCAGGTGCTGTAGCAGCAGAAGCTACTGATCCATTTCTTTCAAGAAATGAATTCAAAGAAGGATTTTATAGTCAACCAAGCCAACCAGCAACTACTGCAGAAACAATGTATGGTAAAGGAACTAAAAGAGGATTTGAATCTCCAATAGTTGATCCTGATACAAGCATGATGCAAAACATGGCAGAAGGTGGATCTGTAAGAGGACAGAAAGCAATTCAAGTAAAGAAAAAACAATTTAAAGGAATCTTTTAATGGGAGTATTTTTTAGAAAAAAATCTGAAGAAGAAATTAAACAGGAACAACCTGAAACTAATGCTGAGAAGAAAGCTAAAAGATTAGAAGAGTTAAAAAAAGAAATTCAAGGCAAAGCAAAAGGTGGACAAGCTAAAGTTGCTAAAGTCATGAGAGAATTTAAAAAAGGAAAATTACATTCTGGAGATAAAAAAGGCCCAGTTGTAAAGAATCCTAAACAAGCAATTGCTATTGCTTTATCAGAAGCAGGTATGTCTAAACCACAAAAGAAAAAAGACGGTGGTATGATTAGATTTAAAAAACAATATCAGATGCACAATGGTAAATTCTAATGAAGAAAAAAGCAAAAGCTTTAAAAAAAGCATCTACAAAAAATAAAATTATTAAACCAGTAAAAGCATTTACAGGATTAGAGATTGCTTTAATATCTGGAGCGGGCACATTGCTTGCTGGTGAATTGATGAAGCCTAAAGCTGCATCAGCATCTCCATTTAAAGATCCATTTAAACAATACGATCCAGCAATGACACCAGCACAATATGTTGCTAAACAAACTTCGGCTACAGATATTACAGGTCAGTCCCTTGACCCTGTTACGTCAACCGGTGAATCTGCAACAAAGTCAGCGATGACTGGTACAGGGACCACGGACAACGAACAAGAAGAAAAAACAGTCACTATGAAGCGTGGTGGCATGGTTCGCGGTCAAGGAATAGCTTTGAGAGGTACGAGATTTAAAGGGGTATTCTAATGCCTAGAGGAACTTGTTGGAAGGGTTACGCACAAAAAGGCATGAAGATGAAAAACGGAAGATCAGTTCCAAATTGTGTTCCAGTACAAAAAGCATATCTTGGTAAGGCTATAAAACAACCATCAGAAACAGATAACGAATTTAAAATAAGACATGAAATGCATACGCCATTCATGGATATAAAAAAGAAAAAACCAATTAAAGCACAGACAGGTAAAGAAATAAAAAGAGCTATGAAACAAATATCTAAAACCGCTCCTTTTATAGGTTACGATGTATCTGATTTAGTAGGACTAGATCAAAGCAAGGGAGAGAGTGCTGCTCTTGGAGCAAAATTAGATTTAAGTAAAGATAGTCCAAGACCAGCTCTTACTGCAAGCATGACAAAAGGTCCTTTAGAATTTGCTGTATCTGGAACAAACAAAGATGATTATGGTATTGGTGGTAGATATTTTTCAAAAGATAAATCAACAGAATCTATATTAAGTTACTCAAAAGATAATGATAGGAACGAAGCAAAATTTACACTTAAAAAATCTTTTAGTACAGGTGGAATTATAAAAGGTAAACCAAAACTTGCACTACGTGGATGGAAATAAATGGTAGAGCAAACAAAAAAGGCGCAGGAACAAAAAGATGATACAGCAGGGTTAGGAACTCTTGTTGGTATTACTGCATTAGCTGCAATTCCTTTTTTAAGACCTGTTAGAAATTTCGTAAGACAAAAATTAGCAAAAGAAACAATAGAGTCCCAAGCAGGAACAAATACACCAAGAGTTGTAGCTGGAGAGGCACAGGTTGTTCCACAAATAACTTATTCCCCAGATAAGACCAAGATCAATTACATGGTCAAACAGAAGCAACCACAGATTGAACCATTATTAAATGATAGACCTTTTGAATCTAAACCTATGTTTGGTTCTGCATTGTATGATGCAATTAAAACATCTCCTGCTGATGAGATGTTAGCAGATGATTGGCTTAAATTTTTTAAAACAAAACAAAATGTAAAATATAATGATGGAAGATCAGCTTCTATTCAAATGGAAGAGTTATTTGATACAAACATTGCAAGCGTAGATCCTCAAGGAAATTTAATAGGTGGTCTTTTAGCTGCAGCTAAAAATATTAATGCTCCAATTAATAAAGAATTATTATTATCACAAGTTAAAAACAATCCAATTAATAAAATGAAACTTGTTGAGTTTAAAGCTCCAGAAAATTTTCAAGGTTCAATTGGTGCAATAGATACTCAAATTAAAAATGTATATGATACAGTTAGAAAAAAATACCCTGAAGCTTTAGCAGGAGATCAAGTATCAGGAATCTCAGATTTACAAAAAGCTTTACAAATGGTTCAAGGAATTAGATTAAACAATGCTCAATTCTCTGGTTCTAATTTAAGTGATACAACATTACAGAGTTTAGGACAAATATTTAGAGACAGTCTTAAAAAATTAAATGTAAAAGGAATTGATCCACAAGATAAATCTATATTTGAAAATGCTTTAAAGACTGTAAATGCAGAAACTGAGAAGTTAGTTATGGCAGCAAGAAGTCCGTATAAATTACAACATAACTCACAAGAAGTAGGGCAATACAAATTACCTGGTGAAACAAATCCAGTAGAAATGGTTTGGTATTATCCTGAAAAAATTGCAACGAATAGATCTTCTTCGAGTCATTTTAGAATTCCAGATGTAAAAACTTCTGGTGAATCACAGCCATTAGTGCATGCAATGTACGGAACAAGATTTACACCAAAAGGTGAAAAAGTTTTATCAATAAATGAAATTCAAGCAGATGTTCAACAATCTGTTTTTGAACAAGTTAAAGAAGAAGGTAAAAAAAGAATTAATCCTTTTAATAAAGAAGCACAAGCTGGTTTATTAATTAAACCTAAAGAACAAGTAAAAGAAAAAATTAATGCAATTTTAAAAAAAGGTATGTATAGAACAGAAGAGGAAGGAAATCAGTTAAATAAATTATTACAAGAAGACACTATAATGAGAAAAGGATTATCTCCGGAAAAAGAAATATCTGGAGCAGATTATTTACCTATGTTTGATACTAAACAATATACAGATTACGCAGTTAAAACTATTGCAAGAAGAGCAGCAGAACAAGGAAATCAATATGTATCTGTTGTCCCTGTTAATTATATCAGTAGAGGTAAAGGAGCCATTCCTGGTAATGAATTAGTTTATGGATATGCAAATGGTAAAGGAGTTGCTAAAAAAGGAGAAGCTATAGTTCCAGAAGCAATGAGAAAATTAGCTAATCAATATAAAACAGAAGCTAAAACCATACAGGTTTCCAAATCAGATCCTGAAAGTCCTTTTAAAGTTGTACAAGTAAAAAAAGTAAAAAGATTTGATAAGAATCCAGATAAGTTTGATGATGCTAAAGAATTAGAAGAATTTAAAGTAAATCATCACGTTGCTGCCTTTAAAAATGAACAAGATGCAAAATCTTTTTTAAGCGGTTATGGAGAAGGTGGTAAAATAGAGTTTATTCCTAAAGATAGCCCTGAATTATATGATTTAATGTATGCTTTAAGAGTAACACCTGATATGGCTAATAAACCTTTTAAACTTTACAAACATACCGGTGGTCTGATAGAAGATATCTTTAAAGCACCTTTAATATAATATAAACTTATAAATATGGCTATTGAAAACGAATTTCCAAACGAGCAGATAGAAGATTTAAATGTAACAGATAGAGAAGCTCCCGTTGGTTCAGCAAACGATGTTAACGTTGTTGTTGAAGGAGAAGAACCTGTTGTTGAAGAACAAGTAGAAGACGATTTTAATAAAAACATTGCAGAAGAAATGGATGAAAGAGATCTTCAAGATCTTGCTAATCAATTAATTTCTGATTTTAGAAATGATAAACTTACAAGAGAAGATTGGGAACAAAGTTATACTAAAGGTTTAGACTTATTAGGATTTAAATACACATTACAAACAAGACCGTTCCAAGGAGCGTCAGGAGTAACTCATCCATTACTTGCTGAAGCTGTAACACAATTTCAAGCACAAGCTTATAAAGAATTACTTCCATCTGAAGGACCAGTAAGAACTCAAATCATTGGTGTTCAAAATCAAGAAAGAGAAGATCAAGCAGCTAGAGTTTCTGATTTTATGAATTACATGTTAATGGAAAGAATGGATGAATATACTCCAGAGTTTGATCAATTATTATTTTATTTACCATTAGCAGGATCTGCATTTAAAAAAGTTTATTACGATGAAGTTTTAGAAAGAGCTGTTTCTAAATTTATACCAGCTGAAGATTTAGTAATACCTTATTATGCAACAGACATAAGAGATTGTGAAAGAATAACTCATATCATTAGAATGACTGAGAATGAGATTAGAAAAAAACAAGTTGCTGGTTTTTACAGAGACATAGAATTAAATACACCACAAGATAACACATCTGATATTAAGAAAAAATATAATGAACTAGAAGGTGTTTCTAAAGGAGCAGAAAATGAAGACACTTATTCTGTTTTAGAAATGCATGTTGATTTAGATATTGAAGATGAAGATAATGTAAAAATACCTTACATAGTTACAATAGATGAAACTTCACAAGAGATTTTATCTATATACAGAAATTACAAAAAAGATGATCCTAAAGCTAGAAAGATAAATTACTTTGTACATTATAAATTTTTACCAGGACTAGGTTTTTATGGTTTTGGTTTAATTCATATGATAGGTGGTTTATCCACTGCAGCAACTGCTGCATTAAGACAATTATTAGATGCAGGAACTTTAGCTAACTTACCTGCTGGATTTAAATCTAGAGGAATGAGAATTAGAGATGATGAACAGCCAATTCAACCAGGTGAATTTAGAGATGTAGATGCACCAGGAGGAAATATTAGAGATCAATTCCAATTATTACCTTTTAAAGAACCAAGCGCTACGTTGTATCAATTAATGGGCTTTTGTGTTGAAGCTGGTCAGCGTTTCGCGGGTATTGCAAGCATGCAAGTGGGTGATGGTAATCAAGGAGCAGCAGTTGGAACAACGATTGCTCTACTAGAACGTGGTGCAAGAGTGATGTCAGCAATTCATAAACGAATTTATTACGCAATGAAGCAAGAATTTAAAATTTTATCACGAGTTTTTGCAGAATACTTACCTCCAATATATCCATATGATGTTTATGGTGGTGAGAGAACAGTAAAAGTAACAGATTTTGATGACAGAGTAGATATTTTGCCAGTTGCAGATCCAAATATTTTCTCAATGTCACAAAGAATTACACTTGCGCAGACACAATTGCAGATTGCACAGACAAATCCGCAAATTCATAACGTTTATGAAGCATATAGACGTGTATATTCAGCATTAGGAACAAAAAATATAGATGAAATTTTGTTAAGACCAGAAAAACCATCTCCAAAAGATCCAGCAATTGAAAATATGGAAGGATTACAGATGAAATTACCAAAAGCTTTTGCTGAACAAGATCATGATGCGCATATTATGGCTCATAAAATGTTTATGCAGAGCAGAATGGTACAAATTAATCCACCTGTATACGCTTTATTCCAAGGACACATATCGGAACACATATCTTTGAAAGCTACAATGGAAGTTTATGTTGCAATGAAGCAAGATCCTAAGTATGCTGAAATGGAACAAGCTAATCCAGATGCTTTTAGAATAGAAGCAGATGCTTTGGTTGCACAAAGAATTAATGAATTAACAATGGCACTTATTCAAGAGGAATCAGCAACTTCTCAACAAGATCCATTAGTTGCTTTAAAACAAAGAGAGCTAGATTTAAAAGCAATGGATATTCAAAGACGTTCTCAATATGATGCTGAAAAATTAGATCAACAACAAAATCAATTTGAAGATAGATTAGATTTAGACGAAGAAAAACTACAACAGCAAAAAGATTTACAAGCTCAAAGATTAGCTGTATCAATGCAATCAACAGCAATGAAAATGAACAAGCCTAGAGGTTCAGGTGATAGGTAAAAGATTTGGTCCACCACCATTAAAAGGACCTGCTTCTCAAGGACTAAGGTTAAAAAAACTTAAATTAAAAAAATCTAAATTAAAAAAACTCAATGTTAGAAAAAAGTAATTCTTTAGAGTTGTTTAAATTTAAAGAAAAAGAAAGAGTAAGAAAACAAATTTATTATAAAAATAATACAAAGCTTATAAGCGAAAGAATAGCTAAGTATAATAAATTAAATCCTGAAAAGAGAAAATTAGTTGTAAAGAAATCTTGGATAAAATGTAAATATGGAATTGTTTATGAAGATTATTTATCCATGCATCGTGAACAAGAATATAGATGTAAAATTTGTAAAAGACATGCTGATGAGTTTAAAAAAAAATTAGTAGTAGATCATGATCATAAAACCGGTAAAGTTAGAGCTTTATTATGCACTAATTGCAATTCACAATTACATGTGTTAGAAAATAAAGAGCTATACGATAAGTATATGAATTATTTAAATAGTTATAAAGAGGAGTAATGTTACCTATGTTAAATGCAATTGCACCACTAGCTAAAATACTTTTTAATACAATTGAAAAGTCTGTTCCAGATAAGGATTTACAAGCTAAATTAAAAGCAGATTTACAAACTCAGTTATTACAATCTAATACAGCAGAATTACAAGCTGCAGCAAAGATAGTTGAAGCTGAAGCAAAAGCTGGTTGGTTTTCAGCAAGTTGGAGACCTTTATTAATGTATGTATTAATTTTTATATTAATATGGAATTATGTATTAGGACCTGTTATCTTATTTTTCTTTAAAGCTTCTATAACTATTACTCTTCCAGGAGACGTATGGACCCTTTTGCAAATTGGTCTGGGAGGTTACGTTGTGGGACGCAGCGCGGAATCAGTTGCACGAACAATGGCTAATAAACCACAACCAAAAGAGCAAGAAAACGGGTAGTGAAGTATCTGTTATTGTTATTATTGCTTTATAGTTGCAATAATGTAAATTCGCCTTATATAGATAATATAACATTATTAAAAATAGAAAAAAAATTTTAACATGATTGAAAGACTAAAAGATCTAATTGCAAATAATTTTATTGCAAAAAAAATTCAAGAAAAAAACAATATCTTATTAAGAAGCCGTAAAGAAGTAGAAATTAACGGTAATGGAACTTCTGGATATACCTTAAAAGAGGGCGAACATAAAGGAACTGTTTTAGGTCATATTAAGCGAGATAAAAAAGTAATTGAATGATAGATTACGAAAGCTATAAATACATAAGAAATCAAATAAATAAGTCAGTAGAACGTTTAAAAGAAGCTCTAGTGTACAGTGTAGACAAATGGGAAGACATCTTATATATTAGAGGAAAAATTCAGGGCCTTGAAACCCTGCTACAGGATCTCACTGACCTGCAGAAAAAACAGGAGCTATTTGATGACGACAAAGACACCAAGTCTGGAAGTACCGAAACATAAAGAAGCACTTCTAGATTCCTACAAAGAAAAAGAAGTTAAAGAAGAACCTTTAACTCCAGAAAATTTTCAAGAATCAGCACTAGATCAATTACCTAATCCAACAGGATATAGAATATTAGTTCTAATGCATGCTGGTGCTAGAAAAACAAAGGGCGGCATTCATCTCACAGAAAATACATTAGAAACAATACAGATGACATCTGTTTGTGGCTACGTATTAAAAATGGGAGATCTTTGCTATAAAGACGAAAAAAAGTTTCCGAATGGACCATGGTGTAAACCAAAAGAGTGGGTTATGTTTGGTCGATACGCGGGAGCACGATTCAAAATAGAGGGAGGAGAAATCAGAATTCTTAACGATGATGAAATCATTAGTACAATTAAGAATCCTGAATCTATTTTGCAACTGTACTAAATAACATGGAGTATGTATGGCTGAAGAAAACAAACGTCAGCCAGATGTCGAACTAGACACTGATGACGCAAAAGAGACAACCATACAACTTGAGGAAAAGAAGGAAGAAAAAGACAAAAGACCAAATCTAAATCTAGGAGAAGTAGATTTAGAATATACAGATTACAGTCAAAATAAAAAAGAAAAGATTGATATATCTGTAGAAGAAAAAGAAGAGATAAAAGCAGACAAACCTGCTGATCAAGAAGATCTATCTTCTTTTAGTGATTCTGTTCAAAAAAGAATAGATAAGCTTACTCGTAAAATGCGTGAAGCAGAAAGACGAGAACAAGCAGCGCTTGATTACGCTCAAGGTTTACAAAAAAAGTACACCGATGCTCAAAAAAAATATCAAGAAATAGATGATAGTTATATTAAACAGTATGACGCTAGAATAGATGCTGAAAAAGATACTGTTAAAAAGAAACTAAAAGATGCTATCGAATCTCAGGACGCAGAAGCAATCATATCTGCTAATGAAGAACTTTCTAGATTAATTGTTGAGAAAGAAAGAGCTAAAGTATCTATAGCAGCAAAAGAAAGACAGAAAAAAGATACAGAACAAAACGAAAAAGAAGCTCAAAATGTTGAACAAAATCAACAGGTTGAAAGAAAAGCAGTAGCACCAAGTACTAAGGCTAAAAAGTGGGCTGAGGACAATACTTGGTTTGGAAGCGATGAATACATGACTAATACAGCGTTTCAAGTTCATGAAAAACTACAAAGTGAAGGGTTTGACCTGGACAGTGACGAGTATTATAATGAAATCAACAAACAGATGAGGGATATTTATCCTCATAAGTTTGCTGAAGATAAGCAAGAACAGAGAAAGCCCGTCCAAACTGTTGCCTCTGCAAATAGAGGAAAAACTGGACGCAGAACTGTGAAACTCACCAAGTCGCAGGTTGCTATTGCAAAAAAATTAGGGGTGCCACTAGAAGAATACGCAAAATACGTGAAGGAGGCAAATTAGTATGAGCGAAGAAATAAAAAAGACTTCACGCAACTCAGAGTTGAGGTCTAAGGACAAGAGAAAAACTCAATGGGTTCTACCATCTAACTTAGATGCACCACCCGCGCCTGAAGGTTATAAACACCGATGGCTTAGAGCAGAAGCAGGAGGTTTCGTGGACACAGCAAATATGTCTAAGAAACTTAGAGAAGGATATGAACTAGTTAGGGCTGAAGAATTAAAAGAACTAATTGGTGATAATGAATATCCTGTAGTTTCTGAAGGTAAACATTCGGGGGTAATTGGAGTTGGAGGCCTTGTGCTGGCAAGGATACCGATCGAGATTATTAAGCAGCGATCTGCATACTTTAATAGAAAAAGTACGGATCAAATTCAAGCTGTAGATAATGATCTTATGAAGGAACAGCGACCAGAGATGCCGATTAATATTAGTCGACAATCTCGTGTAACTTTTGGTGGTAACAAGAAATAATTTTTTTGTAAAACCATCCAAAAAAATATAAACTAAAAAATGGAGAAAATAAAAAATGCCTAACACACTTGAAAGATTTGGTTTAAGACCAAGTCGTCAATTAAACGGTAGTCCATTTATTAACGCACAGAACAGATATAGAATCGCGTCTGGCAACTCAACTGCTATTTTCCAAGGAGATTTGGTAACACCACTTTCTTCTGGAACAATAACTAGATATGTTGCTAACACTTCTAATGTTGTTGTGGGTGTTTTTAATGGCTGTTTTTATACAGATCCAACAACTCAAAAACCAACGTTTAGTAACTTCTATCCAACATCTACAAATGCATCAGACATTACTGCATTCGTAATAGATGGTCCGGATACAGTATATGAAGTAAATGCTAACGCTGTTTTTGCTGTTGCTGATTTGTTTCAAAACTACTCAGTAAACAATGTAACAGGAAGCACTCAGACAGGTATATCTTTAGTACAATTAGATGTAGCTCAATCTGGGACAGCTGGAACTTATGTGGTTCAAGCAATTGATATCTCACAAGATCCAAATAACAGTGACGTTGCGACATCGAACGCGAATATTATGGTTAGAATTAATAACCATTTCTATCGCCAAGGTGGAACAGGTCTATAATAGGAGAATAAATAATGGCTATATCACGATCACAACTAGTTAAAGAACTAGAGCCAGGATTGAATGCACTATTCGGCCTGGAATACAGTAGATACGAGAACGAGCACGCTGAAATCTTTATAACTGAAACTTCTGACAGAGCGTTTGAAGAAGAAGTTATGTTAACAGGTTTTAACGGTGCTGAAGTTAAACAAGAAGGTGCTCCAGTAGTATTCGATCAAGCTTCTGAAGCATATACTTCAAGATACACTCATGAAACAATCGCATTAGCGTTTGCTATCACTGAGGAAGCTATTGAAGATAACCTTTACGATAGACTTGCATCTCGTTATACAAGAGCGTTAGCTAGATCAATGGCTAACACTAAACAAGTTAAAGCAGCAGCTGTATTAAACAATGCGTTTAATTCAAGCTTTACAGGTGGGGACGGAAAAGAGCTTATTGCTACTGATCACCCTCTTGCTAACGGTGGAACTTTCAGTAATGAACTTGCTACTGCAGCTGACCTTAACGAAACATCACTAGAGCAATCATTAATCGACATCGCAGCGTTTGTTGACGAAAGAGGATTAAGAATCGCTATCCAAGGTAGAAAATTGATAGTTCCAAAAGAATTACAATTCACTGCGGAGAGAATCTTAAAAACTCCTTTAAGAACAGCAACAGCTGATAACGATATCAATGCAATCAAAAATATGGGAATGATTCCAGAAGGTTATAGAGTTAACCACTTCTTAACTGATACTGACGCATTCTTCATTATGACTGATGCTCCAAATGGTCTAAAACACTTTGTAAGATCGCCAATTAAAACTGCGATTGAAGGTGATTTCGACACAGGTAACGTTAGATTCAAAGCTAGAGAGAGATACGTATTCGGATTCTCTGACCCTAGAGGAATCTTCGGATCACCAGGAGCTGCATAATACGTTAATTAAGTAGTTCAATAAAAGGGGCTAGAGTTTACTCTGGCCCCTTTTTCTTTTATAATAATAAATAATCTAGATATAATTAGTTTTGTAGACTGGCTAGACAGACGGTATAGAGACTACAGAGCTTAACCACTATACGGGAGAATAATATGGGACAAACAACTTTTTCAGGACCAGTAAAATCTTTAGCAGGTTTTATTAGTGCTGGAGTATCAAACTCAGTAACAACAGCAGTAGGTGCAACATTAACTGTTGCAGATAATGCTGGAAAACAAATCTATTACACAAGCACAGCAGCAGCAACTTTTACTTTACCAGCTGTAAATACAACTGCACCAAGTGATCCAACTGATCCAAATCAAGCAAATAATTATGGTGCAACTTTTGATTTTGTACTTTCAACAACAGTAACAGGTAATTTTGTAGTACAAGTAGCAAATGCTTCTGATACTATAGTAGGAACAGCCATTCTTGGTTCTGGAACTACAGCATTAGTATTTAGCACAGCAACTGCATCTGACACTATTACTTTAAGTGGTACAACTACAGGTGGAGTAGGCGGAGCAACTATTACTGCTACAGTAGTAGGAGCTAACAGATACAAAGTTAATGTAGTATCTGGAGCTACAGGAGCAGTAGCAACACCTTTTAGTGCTGCAGTATAATTAATTTATTTTAAGGAGCTCTTCGGGGCTCCTTAAATACTAAGGAGTAAAAATGAAATCAGATGTAAAACCAGTCATATGTGCTAGTACATCATCTAATGCAGTATTGTTTACTGGTCCTACAAGACTTAGAGGATTCATGATTCAATCTACTGGTACTTCTGGAACAGCTATTATTAATGGTTTAGCAAATGCTTCCACTGTTAGTTCATCAGTTAATACACAAGTTTATATTCCAGTCCAAGTTGGAGCTGGTGGAACTGAGACATTAAATCTTCCAGAAGATGGAGTTTTATTTGCTCAAAGAGGTGGAGTAGGAATCATTGATGGTATTGGAGTTACTGGAAACACAAGTGCTTTAACTATTACACTATTTATAGATAAATAATGATTCAAGAAGATATTCTTGATTATCAAGAGTCAGTAATGCAGCTCGTTTCAGGAATGAAACGTGGTGGCGATGTAATGCCAGCTAGAAATAAGAAAAATTTTAGACCTACAGAAAAAGGCGCTGGAATGACTCGCGCGGGCGTGCAGGCGTACAGGCGCGCGAACCCTGGTTCAAAATTATCTACAGCAGTTACAGGTAAAGTTAAACCAGGAAGTAAGTCAGCTAAGAGAAGAAAATCTTATTGTGCAAGATCTGCCGGTCAAATGAAAATGTTTCCAGGAGCAGCCAAAGATCCTAACTCAAGATTGCGCCAAGCTAGACGTAGATGGAAATGTTAGTTAAAGTTCCGTTTATAAATGGAAAAAAATAATTTATTAGTTCACAAACATTTAATTGTTCGTGCTGAAGTTTATCGTCCACCCATGGACGAGGAGTTTCTTAGGCGATGGTTAAATGACTTCATTACAGAAATTGGAATGAAAGTTATGATGGGTCCTTATGTTCAATATTCTAATATGGTTGGCAATCGTGGTATTACTGGTGCTGCTATTATAGAAACATCACATATTGTTATGCACGTATGGGACGAAGTACATCCTGCATTAATGCAATTTGATGTATATAGTTGTGGAGAATTTGATCCAGAAACTATATGTAATAAAATAGAAAAAGATTTCACAGTTCACAAAATTGAATACAAATTCCTTGATAGAGAGCATGATTTAAAGGAAATATTCAAATTGAAAGTAGCAGAATAGTAGTATATAAACTACTTGCTATATGTCATATTTAAATGCTAACATACCTCCAATTTATTGTAAAATAAGAAGGGAATATTTATATGACTTACGAGAACATCATGGCGAAACTGAAGACTGTGTGGTCTTTGCTATTGCAAGCATTCCAGGGCGTGCAATCTTATTTCATGCTTTACTTACGAATGGTGCAATATATTGGAGGCTTCCTATCAGTGCTTTTCTTCAAGGAGGAAACAGCGGTGTTGTGCATAGCACACAGATGGAATCTCCAGATCTCGAAGATCTTGAGCTATGGAATTCATTTAGTTATTATCCTTCTATTACTACTTTTGATTTTTTAATCGGACAACGCTGTAAATATTTAGGTAAAGATAAAAAATTTATTCATGGGGAATATTTATTTACAATTGATTGGGCACATCCAGAACCTAATATCTTGGATACTGAACATTCCGAAATTCCTGATCAACATAAGTGCGCACATATTTTGGCCCTTGATAACGGTAATTATGCAGCTCAGCCTAACAATCGTATTTTGTGGAACATTAGTAGTTTTACTACTTCTAAACATTGGCCAGATTATAAAGTTACAACTACAGAATGGAATGTTGAAAATAAAGGGTTTGTGACAGATGACACAGACAATTTTTTCTATGATATAATGGATAAGGATAAAAAAATATGAGCAGTGAATTTAAATTAAGCGACCAAACAAGTGTAGCACTACCGATTAAAAATATAGTTGCTATTGTATCTGCTATTGTTGTAGCAGTATGGACGTATTTTGGTATTGTTGAAAGATTAAATAGAATAGAGACTAATGAGAAATTAATGGCTCAAGATCTTCTTAAAAAAGCAGATCAAACTCCAAAAAACCAAGAATTATTTATGTTGATTGAGTATCAAGCTAAAACAATAGAAAAACATACAAAACAATTAGAGGAAAATGTTCACACTAAAGTATTAATATCTCAATTAGAAAAGAAAGTAGATAAATTAGAAAAAGAATTAGATACCGTAAGAGGTAAATAATGATAGAAGTAGTATTTGCATTATTAATGTATATGAATGGTAAACTAGAAGGCTATTCACCTAAAGCTAATGTTGCTGATTGCTTAGAACAAAAAAGAAAAGTAGAACGTGATGGTAATCCTAGTGTTACTTCATGGAGTTGTAAAGAAGTAAAAGCCATTATAGAAATAGATAAACATGGCATTAAAAGAATCAAAGAAGTTAAGCAAGATTAATTGTATTAACAATCTGACAGTTGGATGCTGTCTCTCAAATCAATGTAAATGTTATGACAATAAAGAGTATAGTAATAAAATATTTGATAGTAGCTCTTCTAGCGTTTGTATTAGGTACATTCTTTCCGAATCCAGTCGCCAAGAAGAAGACTGAATCGGCCACGATCGCCTGGGCGAAAAGTCTAGGTTTTGGTCCCCCGAGGTTTGAATATCGTAACAATGCAGAATTCATCACTTCCCTTAAAAAATGTATCGCCTACGTCAATTTTGATACTCCCACAAGAAAACAAGTAAATACAGAACTAATAATAGCTCAAGCTATTGTTGAAAGTAATTATGGAACTTCACGTTTTGCTATTGAAGGAAATAACTTATTTGGTATAAGGGTATGGTCTAAAGAAGGTATGTTGCCTTATAGACAACCTGAATCAATAGATTGGCGAGTAAGAGTCTTTAAAACTAAGTGTGATTCTGTTAAATACTATATTGAAATTCTAAATACAAAAAAAGTGTATGCAGAATTTAGAAGAGTTAGAGAATTAACATTAAATAGGAACCCTATTGCAATGGCTAAAACATTAGATAATTTTTCTACAAACAAAGAGTATGAAAAACATGTTATTGAGGTTATTATAAAATTAAGAAATGAATCTAAGTAAAAGTTTTACATTAAATGAATTAACAAAGTCGCAAGAAGCGACAAGACTTGGAATAAATAATACACCAAGTGATGAGCATATATTAAATTTAAAAATACTTTGTGAAAATATACTACAACCTATAAGAGACTTTTATGGTATGCCTTTGTCCGTGAGTTCTGGATATCGATCAGCGGCACTTTGTGAAGCTGTAGGTTCTTCATCTAAAAGTCAGCATACTAAAGGTCAAGCAGCAGATTTTGAGATATTTGGTATAGCTAATAAAGAATTAGCTGATTGGATTACAACTAATCTTGATTATGATCAATGCATATTAGAGTTTTGGAATGAAAATGAACCTAATTCTGGATGGGTACATTGTAGTTATTCAACAAATGGCAATAGGAAGCAATACTTGAAGGCTCAGAAGATAGGTGGTAAAATTGTTTATTCACCAATGGAGTAAAAATGCCAATAGGAAGATCACAAATACCGCAACAAATCGAAGGTAAGATACGAGGTGCAAAGCCATCAAGGGCTATGCTTAAATCTAAAAGAAGAAAGAAAAAATAATGGGTAAACTTTGCCCAAGAGGAAAAGCTGCGGCTAAAAGAAAATTTAAAGTGTACCCTAGCGCGTACGCGAATATGTATGCATCAGCAGTTTGCTCTGGTAAAGTAACACCTGGTGGTAAAAAAAAGAAAATGAGTGGTGGTAGTATTTCACAAGAAAGAAAAGCAGTATCTAATTATAAACAAGGTGGTGTTGCTAAAGGTTGTGGAGCTGTAATGGAAAAAAGAAGAAAAGTAACTAAAAAATATTAATATGAGTTTACGTAAATGGGTTGCAGAAAAATGGGTAGACATCGGAGCTAAACGCAAAGATGGTTCCTTTGCTCCTTGTGGAAGATCTGGAGGAGAAAAAAGAAAAGGATATCCTAAATGTGTTCCCTTAGCTAAAGCTAGATCAATGTCAGAAGGTCAAAGACGTTCAGCAGTTGCAAGAAAAAGAGCAGCAGGAAACACTGGTCCTAAACCTACAAATGTTAAAACATTTGCAAGTGAAGGTGCTTACATTGGTAAATTTATAAGTGGAGAGTTTGATGGAGTAAAACATTCAAACGAATCTAAAGTAGATTACTATGGAGATTTATTAAAATAATGGTTAAGCCTAAACTAATTTTAGATATAGCAGAAAAAGCCTTTCCTAAAGCATCTGAGAAAGTTAGAGCTTATTTCAAAAAAACATATGATGATATGCGCATTGATATGTCAGAAGGTTCTGCATTTGAAGCAGCTAAAAAAGAAACAAGAGAAAAAATTAAAATAGAACCAGAGACTAAATTTAAAGGTGGATCTATTAAAAAGAAAGTTAATAAAATGTTTGTTGGAGGAATACCAGATCCTAGTACAATTGTATCAAAACTTTCAGCAGCTTCACCACAAGATTATATTGATTATAAAACTAATACTGGAAGTCAAACTTCTACAGAGCCAGAAGAAAGAACTGGATATAAAGCAGCAGAATTTAAAACTACAGTAGAAGAAAAACCAACAGAAAAAAGTAAAGGTGGTATGATTTATACTAAACCGCATCAAAAAAAATATTATGGAGATTTAATATAAATGGCTACATCAGGAACAACAGATTTTAACTTATCAATTGATGAGATTGTAGAAGAGGCTTATGAAAGAATAGGCATTCGATCTAATTCTGGTTATGACATCAAGTCAGCTAGAAGAAGCTTAAATATATTGTTTTCTGAATGGGGTAATAGAGGAGTTCATCTTTGGAAAGTAGAATTAAAAAATCAAGCATTAACTGCAGGCACTATTACTTACGCTACACCAAGTGATTGTAGCGATGTTTTAGAGGCTTATGTATCTTCAACATCAGGTATTACAACATCAACAACAGATCTATCTTTAACTAAAATTGATAGATCAACTTATGCTGCGCTTCCTAACAAAGGACAAACTGGTCAGCCCTCACAGTACTATGTGGATAGACAGATAACTCCTACCATTAGTTTATATCTTGCTCCTGATAATATTACTTATCAATTTTTAAAATATTATTATATTCAAAGAATTCAAGATGCGGGTTCTTATACTAATGACGCAGATTTACCTTATAGATTTATACCATGTATGGTTTCAGGACTTGCTTATTATTTAGCACAAAAAAGATCTCCTGAAAGAATTGATTTACTAAAAATGGCTTATGAAGATGAATTTAAAAGAGCTTTGGATGAAGATGGACAAAGAACTAGTTTATACATATCACCACAAACTTATTTTCCACAAGGATAATTTATGCCAGTATTTGCTAAAGGTAAAAGATCACTAGCTATATCAGATAGATCAGGAATGCAATTTCCTTATCTTGAAATGGTTAAAGAATGGAATGGTTCATTTGTACATTTTTCAGAATATGAAGCTAAACAACCTCAATTAGAACTTAGATCTCAAGGAGGAGATGCTCAAGCATTACAATCTCCAAGAGCAGATGTAAGACCTGGTGGTGCATGTGATGTTGATTTAGATTTATATTATTGGCCAGGACAATATGTTTCAAACGGAATGCAACCAGGTATAAGTGGAGATATTATTAATACAAAAAGAGCAGCTTACACAGGTGTAGGTGAAGTAACTGTTAGTATAACATAAAATGACATACGCAGAATTAGTACAAAAAATTAGAGATTATACAGAAGTAGGTTCTGAAGTTTTAACAGCTACTATTGTAGATGGTTTTATTAGAGATGCTGAATTTAAAATATTTAGAGAAGCAGACGCAGACTACGCGCGCGAGTACGCGACATCTACATTTACAGCTAACAATAAATATTTAGCATTACCTAATTCATCTGGTTCATCTGGTACTAATAGTTCTAGAAGAGCTTTAATTGTTCGTTCTGTTGTTGCTACAAATACATCAGGTATTCAAGTATCACTAGAACCAAGAGATGATACATTTATAACAGAATATAATTCATCAGGATCTGCTGGTTTTCCTAAATATTATGCTACATTTAGAGAAAATGCTATTGAAGTAGCTCCTAAACCAAGTTCAAATTTTGTAGTAGAATTAGATTATATCTATACTCCAGATGGTTTAAGTGCAACAAACACAGAAACTTATATTTCTATTAATGCACCAGAATTATTATTATATGCATGTTTAGTGGAAGCTTTTGCATACTTAAAAGGACCTATGGATATGTACAAACTGTATCAAGAGAAGTATAATATGGCATTACAAGGATTTACGTTAGAGCAAACAGGTCGAAGACGTAGAGACGAGTATCAAGATGGAACGTTACGAATTAAAGTACCGTCACCATCACCATAATAAATTTATAGGAGAATAATTATGACATTAAGTATAGATCAAGCAGTTTGTAATAGTTTTAAATCAGAACTATTAGGAGCTGTACACGATTTTGATTCTGGTTCAGGGCAAGTTTTTAAATTAGCGCTTTATCAATCAAACGCAGTATTAAACGCTACTACAACAATATATACATCAACTAATGAAGTTGCAAATACTGGACAGTATACTGCAGGTGGAGGAGTATTAGCTTCTCAACAAGTATCACTAGATGGTTCAGTAGGTATAGTAGATTTTGCAGATTTATCTTTTACAGGAGTTACATTAAGTGCACTTGGTGCAGTAATATATAATTCATCAGCAAGTAATAAAGCTGTTTGTGTATTAGATTTTGGTGCTGTTAAAACTGCAACATCTGGAACATTTACAATTCAATTCCCAGCTTTTACATCGGCAGCAGCTATATTAAGAATAGCTTAAGGAGGAATTCATGTCGGCTCCCTGGGGTTCAGGCGTATACGGTATAGGATACTGGGGAGAAGGCAATCAAGACGCTACAGTAACGTTTGAAGCGTGGGGCCAAGGTTCGTGGGGCGCTAATGCTTGGGGAGTTGGTTACATAACCACGGCTCTTGGGACTACTACAAGTTCTGTTTTAATTCAAATAGATAACGATGTTGCGTTAACTGGAAATCAATTAAATTCTACAGTTAATATAGTTTCAGCTACTGCTGATTCTAATTTAACATTATCTACAAATTTATTACAAATAAATTTAGGTAATGAAAGTACTTCTGCGGATGTTGCAATTAGTTTAACAACTCTAAATTTATTAAATACAACTATTGGACCAATATCTATTACTGCAAATGGTAATACATCTGAAATAGTAGTAGGTGATTCCATGAATTCTGCAGTTGGAACAATAACAGCTGATGCGGGATCTTCCTTCGAAGTAACTGGTAATCAAGTTACTGTATTAATAGGAGATGAAGTTCTTACTGGAAATGCTTCTGTTACTTTATCTACAAATTTATTAAACACAACTACAGGCACAGCTACGGGTGATGTAGCTACTGTTATTTTAACTGGTTCTAGCGTTTTAACTAGCACAGGAACAGTAACATTTACTATTGATGGATCTGTTATATTAACAGGAGTAAATATGACAGCTTCTACAGGTCGTTTATTTATTACGGCTTGGGCAGTTATTGATATAGGGGTAACTAATAACTGGGGGGTTGTTGACATAGCCGCTTAATGAAACTAAAATTGATAATATTACATAATTTATAAGAATTTTTATGGCATCATCCTATTCTACAGACCTCAAACTAGAGTTAATGGTAACAGGGGAAAACTCTGGAACTTGGGGAGATAAAACAAACTCAAATTTAAATTTATTACAACAAGCCATTGCAGGTTTTCAATCTATAGCACTTACATCTACTAATACAACATTGTCAATGACAAATGCTACTATTTCAGATGCAAGAAATGCTATTTTAAAATTTACAGGAACAATTACTGCAAACTGTACAATAT